TATAAATATAAATAACTCGGAATTATCAGCAATTAAGCAAAGGGAATACTATGGCAGCCATTATTTCTGAAAAATTCAGAATTTTTAATGCGATTCAATTTTTAGAATCCTTATCAGAAGGTGTCACTGGCACCGAAGCTACTTCAGAAGACAGGACAAAATCCTACTTCTTTGTTGGGAGACCACAAAGATGGCAGGCATATATCGAAATTTATGCAGGTGTTGGAAGCTTTCAAGTTGGAGAGCAGATTTATGTGACTGGCACTGGAATTACTCTTTCCAACAGTCCTTTCCGAGCAACAGTAGAAGCTGTTTATCCAAACAGTCTTCTTGTTTCGAATGTTTTCCCTAATATTGCTGCTGTTCCTGGTATTGGTAGTCAAATTAGAGGTAATACATCTAATGCTACTGCAAATGCTGCTGTATATCGCTATTCCACTGACGAAATTCCTCTAAGACCAGCTGATAACCAAGAGGAAGATCAGAGCATTTATGATGACATGATTGCTCTCAAAAGAATCACTGCAGAGCAGGTGAGAGCAGTTGTAAGAAGATATAATTGGAATCCAACTGTCAATCCTAAATTTGACATGTGGAAACCTGATTATTCATATGCTAAACCAGCTGTAGTAGATCCAGATGGCGTGGGACCACAAGGACCAGCTCAAAGTATTTCTAATGCCAGATTCTACGTTGTAAATGAAAATTACGAGGTATTCAAGTGCTTATACAATGGAGAAAGTGCTGCTAATACATCTGGAGTAAATGCTTCTTTACAACCAAGAAGAAACCCAGCACCTACTGGGCAAGGTGCATATGATTCTGCTACAGGTATTTTCACAGAATATCCAACCGTTGCTACTGGTGGGTATGTTTGGAAGTATATGTATACTATTCCAACAAATGATGTTATTCGTTTCCTCTCTACTGATTTTATGCCAATCGTTGTAGATCCTGCCGTGCAAACTTTGGCAGCATCTCAAGCAGGTGCAATTAGTGCTCTAGTTGTTAGAAATGTTGGGTCAAATTTACCAGCCAGTGAGGTAATTTATGCCAGAATTATCGGTAATGGTGCAAATGGAAGAGTTAGAATTGAAACTAACGCTTCAGGATCAATTGATGATGCTTATTTGTGTGATTCAAACGGATTGAGAGTAAATGTTTCTGGTAGTGGATACACATATGCAAATATTCTTCTAAAAAATGGTTATCTATTTGAAAATCCAGATTTTACAAATCCATTCACAGTTTCTGGAAGTGCTACGGGACATATTGAAGTAATCATTCCTGTAAAAGGTGGTCATGGATCAGATCCTATCAGGGAATTATTTGCCAAGAGAGTTATGGCAAATATTCGTTTGACTTATGCAGAAGGTCAAGGTGATTTTCCTGTTGATAATGATTTCAGAAGAATTGGTATTATTAAAAATCCAAAACTACCCGCACCTTCAACAGATTTTGCTACCGCAGAAACATTGAATGGTTTATTTGCTTTAAAATTAAACAACGTTACAGGATCATTCCAACCAGATGAAATCGTGCAACAAGAAGTAGCATCTGGTCAGTTTGCAAGAGGAACTGTTGTTTCTTGGGTGTGGGATGAAGTGCCTGCTGGTCAAACTCCAACATCTGGGGTATTAAAGTATTTCCAAAGTCCAGATTACCATACTGATAATGGAGTAGTTAGAGCATTTGTTTCGGATGCAGCAAAAGTAATTACAGGTCAAACTTCTCTCATCACTGGTGCTGTAGAAACTACCTACACTACAGGTGGTTCTGTGTTGCCTTTATTGGGATTATCATTTACTAATGGACTAGCTTTACCAGAAATTGCTAAGTATAGTGGTGATATTGTTTATGTTGAAAACAGAAGATTAATCACTAGAGCTCCAGACCAAATTGAAGATATTAAATTAGTTATCGAATTCTGATTCAAATTTTTTGATAATATAAACTTCACCTTGAATAGAGATGCCACAACAAATTAATTTAAATACCAAAGAGTATAACGACGATTTCGATGCGTCTAAAAATTTTTATAAAGTACTTTTTAGACCAGGATATTCTATTCAAACTAGAGAATTAACTACATTACAATCGATTCTTCAAAATCAAATTGAGCAGTTTGGAAAATATCAATTCAAACAAGGACAACAAGTAATTCCAGGTGAAATATCATTCAATAATCGTTTAAATTATGTAAAACTCGCTTCTGTTTCCGAAGTAGCTGAAAATGTTGGCGGTGAAATAAAATTCAAAAAATATGATATCAAAGATTTAATAGGCACAACTTTAACTGGTCTAAATTCTGGTGTGCAAGCAATTGTAGTTGAAACAGAATATGGCACAGAAACAGAGTCTGATACCATTTATGTAAACTACTTAAGTAGTGGTGATAATAGCGAAAATACTTTTAGACAAGGTGAAGAATTAGAAGCAAATATAACCAATAGTCCTAGACTAACCGTTGGTACTGATGGAAGTTCACTGCCATCTGAAATTATTAGTATAAATCCAGATACTTTAGAGTCAACAAGAATTCCAAGTCCTGCGATGGGATTTGCATCTGCTGTACAAGTAGAATCTGGCATTTATTTTGTCAATGGTTTTTTTGTGCAAAATGCACAGCAGATTTTAATTATTGATAAGTATTATTCACAACCTTCAAAAAAAGTTGGATTTATTATCTCTGAAGATATTGTAACTCCAGAAGAAGACTTTACTTTATATGATAATGCTAGAGGATTTTCAAATTATTCTGCACCTGGAGCACATAGACTAAAAATTGATTTGAATTTAGTATCTTATGATTTGGATGTTGATACAGATGATAATTTCATTGAATTAATTCAATTAAGACTTGGTGTAATTCAAAGAAAAGTTTCCAAAAAATCATATAATGAATTAGAGGAAACTTTAGCGAGAAGAACTTATGATGAGTCTGGAGATTATGTAGTAGATAATTTTCCAATCGAAATTAGAGAATATTGGCAGAGAGGAGATAATCAGGGAATTTATCCAACTAGAGTTGATGGAACAGTTGGACCAAATGCTTATACTCAAGAAGAAGCAGAAAAAAAACTTTTGGTTGGATTGGGTGCTGGCAAAGCATATGTAAAAGGATATGAATTAGCGAATAAACAAACAAAGTATGAAGAATCCGAAAAAGCAAGAGATACCTTAGAAAGAGAAAACAATAGAATTAAAACTTACGGATTGCCATCGTTTAATATCACAAACGTATATAATAGTATTCCATTAAACAATGAAGGGGATCAATTAACTTCATATCCAACCATTTATCTTTCCTCGTTATTTAATGATGGTTATCTAGGATATAATGGTAATTCTGGCACAAGACAAACACTATTAAGAAGAGGTAACCCTTTAAAATCTTTATCAAAGACTAATGTTATTCATGATTATGCAGTAAAAACAATTTATGTGAAGGCAAAATCTCCATCTGCAAATTATGATTATATTTTAGGAGCTAAATTGTATTATGTTGCAAATCTAGCACAAACTTTAGCAGCAACTACTGTAGATTATGTAGAGGTTATTGCATATTCTTTAATAACTAGACCTGATGATATTGGAGGAGAATTATATCTAGAATTAACCGTCTTAGGAAATAAAAGAGATTTACAAGATAAATTCTTAGAATATGATAATGCAGATTTTATTCCATCTGCTTTAAGTAACACCTCAGTAACAACTGATGTTAAGAGAAGACAATTATTCTATAGATCTCAAGGAAGCAGCACGGATAATGGAGCATTTAATGCTCAAAATTATTACTGGCAAGCATCTGGCACTCAAGTCCAAGTATTATCTCTAGAATATGAAGTCAGAGTAGTTGGTGGTATCAATACTTATGTCGGTAAAGTCACTACCTTAACAAATCATGGATTGTCGGCAGGTAGTAACTTTACTATTTCTGGAGCTATTCCAGATGTATATAATGTCAGTGGCGGCACAGTCTTAGCAGGCCCAACTGATAGATACTTCGAATATTCTTTATCAGCAAATCCAAACTCAATTGCTACAGGAAATATTACATTAACAGTTCCTATTGGTGCTGGTAATGCGATATTACCATTTGGAGAAATTGTTGATTATAGCGAAACAATAATTCCAACAATTGGTTTAGCTAAACCTAAAAATTTCTCACTCGTCAGAAGAGGAGAAGGTTTCAATCAGGAAACCGATACTGTAATATCTAAAGGTAGAAATTCTTCTGGCAATTCAGTATATAATAGTATTTTTAATTTAGAGTATTTCAACCCAATATTCTTCACTAAAATAATTACTTCTCAAAAAATTACACAAGGGTTTGCAGCTGGTCAATACATTACTGGAATGACAAGCGGAGCTTATGCTGTCGTAGAAGGTACATCTGATTCTAGTTTTAGTGCCTCTAACATTTTAATGGTTAAATTGTTATCTGGCAATTTTATTTCTGGCGAAACTATCACGGATGAATCTGGAAATAGTTTATCTATTGCAAAAGAAAATACTATTTCTCATTTTGTAGTTACTAAAAGAGGATCTGGTTATACACAATCAACAGGAGTAGTTGCATCACAACCAGTAAGTATAAACGGAAGACCAGTAGATGCTTCTGTAGTTAGACCCTTATTAGTATCTGGCAAAGTAATATCTGTTTCTGTTTTAGATAGAAATCTATTAAATCAACAATATGTAAACCCACCATCTGTAGTTATAAATTCAGATGCTGGCAATATTCCTACACAGACATCTGTTGTAAAAGCTGTTTTATTCAAAAACACTATTACGACTTATACTAATGAGAACATCAAATCATTCTACTCAGAATTTGGCAGTAATGGAGCTAATAAATTTACTGCTGATGTAGAAGTATTCTCAAATGATTATTCAACCAGTAAAAATGTAACAGATGTAACTTTTTCTGGAGTGGCTGGTCAAAAATATTTGACTTGTCTATCTTTTTCTGGAAATGCAGAAGCAGATTTAATTCCAGGTGATATTATTCAATTTGTAGATTCTAATAATATCATCCGAAGAAATATAGTAGAATCTGTATTTGCTCCATCTGGATTATCAAGAAGTATAATATATCTGGATACCGCTTTAAAAGCAAATGTAAATGACCAAGTAATTGTAAGAAAAAGAACTAAAATTGTAAATCCGCAAAATGCATCTTTACTATATCCAGTAGGATTTAAAAATCCAGAAAGTTTGATATCAAGTAGTGATGATAGTAAAATTAAATATTATGTCAGAAGAGATTTTATTACCACATCATCTACATCTGGAGGAACTATCACTTTCTCCGCAGCTTTGAAATTCGGCACTCAAAGATTTATTGGATTCACTGAAAGTAATTTTATTCTTACTGTATTAGATAAAGGCAATTCTAATACTGGTTTGCAAAATGGCGATATTATGTATATTTCGCCAAATCAAGTTTCTACATTAACTACTGGCGGTATTGCAATTACACTCGACAATCTTACTTTTAGAAGTGATGCGTCTTCTGCTTCTAATGTAGTTTTAAAATTAACCGCTACTATTGAAGTAGATAAAGCTTCTCCCCGCACAAAAAATGCTGTTAGAAATAAGAGAATTGTTGTAGTAACTTCTGGAGATAAAGTAATTCCATTCAGAGGTTATGATTATGATGAGCAAACAGCAGATGTTATTTCTTATGCTGATGCATTTGGTAATTACGGCACTGATATAAAAGTTTTTGAAGGATCTACTACTACTCCACCAGTATTAGATGACCAAAATAATGTAATAGATGGATTTGACATTACCGATCGTTTTACTTTTGATGATGGTCAGAGAGATACATTCTTAGATATTTCTAGATTAGTTTTAAAACCAGGATATGAGCCACCTGTTGGTCAACTAGTAATTGTTTTTAATTATTTTGAGCATTCACAGGGAGATTTTTCTTGTATAGATTCTTACACTTTAACTGGCACTCCAGTAGAAGATATCCCTACTTTCGATTCTCCAATTTTAGGAAAAGTTTCTCTCAGGGATGTTATTGATTTTAGACCAAAAGTTGATGTAAATACTATTATTACTGGATTCCAAAATAAAACATTACTACTATCTGGTGAAACAATTGGGTTTAATGGATCTGGTGGTATCCCATCTGCAACTCCAGCTCATGAGGAAAATGTAGAATCTACCGTTGTCTTTAATAGTAAACAGTATTTGGATAGAATTGATGGTGTTTTCTTAAATAAAAAAGGAGAATTTATAGTTAAGAAAGGAAATTCTTCTTTAAATCCATCAAAACCAGAAACTCCTGATGATGCAGTAGCATTATATTATCTATTTTTACCTGCATACACAACTAGCACAAAAGATATCAGAGTAACTTCAGTTGACAATAGACGCTATACGATGCGTGATATTGGAAAATTAGAAAAACGCATTGAAAGATTAGAATACTACACTACATTAAGTATTCTAGAGCAACAAACTTTCAATATGCAAATTAAAGATGATGTTGGATTAGACAGATTTAAATCTGGTATTGTGGTAGATAGTTTCGAAAATCATGCAGTAGGAAATCTAACATCTCTAGATTATAAATGTGCTATAGATACTCAACAATCTATTTTAAGACCAAAGACTTCAGAAAATTCATATGCATTAATTGAGTATAACACAACATCACAACAAAGGTCTACAGACGGTTATAGAAGGACTGGAGATGTAATTACATTACCATATGGTAATCAATCCGTTGTCCAAAACAGATTTGCTACATCTGGAGGAGAAATAAATCCAAATCCATTTGTAGTTGTGCAATATGTTGGAGATGTGTCAATTACACCAAATATAGATCATTGGTATGACAACAAAATATCTCCTTCTATTTTAAATAATGATACTAAAGTATTTTCAGTATTTCTTTCAAAATCTGACGCCAGAGAAGGTTATAGTAGTTTAAATAATTTTTACTTAACATCTTGGTTAGGTACTAATAGAACTTTTTATAATGTTAGTTCTTTAAGTGATGTCACCTCAAGCACTAATACTACAGTTGCTATGGCGACAGTATCGACTAGCTCTAATATTAGTCCACAAAATAATGAAATAGGCAAAGGAATACAGACAACAAGTAATGGAAGTAAAGTTGTTTCTTCATCTATACAATTATATGCAAGGTCTAAAGCAATTAAATTTGTTGCTAGAAGATTAAGACCAAATACACGTTTTTATGCCTTTATTGACGGAAGAAATGTTGGAAGATGGATTGCACAAGATACTAGATTTACTGGAATCGCTGGCAATTCTGTTGGTGCGTTTGGAGCAAACGAGGGAGGATTTGCAATAACTTCTGATGCTAGTGGTAATGCTAGTGGTATTTTTATTTTCCCAGCAGGAGCACCTCCAGTCCAAAATGCATCGTGGACTGGAGATATTAATACCGTATCTTATGATGAATCAGATGATTCTCCAAAATTAAATTTAACTACTGGTATTAAAACTTTAAGATTTACAACAAGTAGTGAAAATAAAGATTTATCATCTGATGAAGTTACAAGTTATGCAGAATGTAAATATTATCCAACTGGAGTTTTCCCAACACAACCAGCATCGATTATTTCTACCATTCCAGCTTTCTTAAAATCTGCTGAAGGTATTCAGTTTATCGATAGAGCATCTACCGAGTCTAAACCAAGTCCTCTATCTCAAACTTTCAGAATTGAGAATTTTGAAGGTGGAGTATTTGTAACAGAATTAGATCTATTCTTCTCATCTAAGAGTGATACTTTACCAATTAGAGTTTACTTAACTGATACAAATACTGGAAAACCAGGAAATTATATTATTCCTGGCACAGAAGTAGTTAAAGATCCTAATACTTATTTAAGAGTTGTTGCTAGTGGTAATTTAAATATCACCATTGGAGAAACTATTTCTGGAGCGGAATCTGGAGTAAGTGGTGTAGTAAGTCAAGTAATTGATAATAACGGTAACGTATTAACACCTACTCTACAAAAAACTGTGGCATTAACAAATGCTCAAGTTTATACTGTAGTTTTATCAAACTATACTAGTTTGTCTGGCAATTCTTTCCGTGCAACAGAAAGATTAAATATTCCTAGCTTGACTACAACAAATGCGTTAAACAATACTCAATTAACTGTAACTATTGCAAAAGATTCTGGAAAAATTGTTAAGTTAGATGTTATTGATTATGGTGAAGGATATGATTCTGCTAATTTAATTATTCAAAGTCCTCAATTACCAGGAGGAAGTAATGCTCTTGGTAATGTTTCCATATCAAATGGAGAAGTATTTGAAGCAAATATTATTTTATCAGGATCTGGTTATACTGATACACCTTCAATTATTTTAAGACCAAATGGATCTATTAGTAGAGAAGCGGTAATTGTTCCTGTTTTAGAAATAGATACACCTGCTGTTAGAATGGGAGTATCTGTTGATCCAAATAATGGTGTAGTTTCAAATTCCATCTCTCCAACAAAATTTGTCTTCGATCACCCAGTTTATTTACAAAATAATACTGATTATGCATTAGCAATAGAAACAGATTCTATTAATTATTCTCTTTGGTCTTCTCGCCTAGGAGAAACTGATGTTGCTACTGCACAAGTTGTTACTCAACAACCTTTATTAGGATCCGTCTTCAGATCTCAAAATGTCGATACTTGGACAGAAGATTTAAGTCAAGATATTAAATTCACTCTTTATCGAGCAGTATTTACGACAAATACTAATGCGACCGTAAGATTGACAAATGAAGATTTGGGATATGAATTATTAGATACTAATAGTGTCGAAACTGATGCATCTTCTAATGATTCCGCAACTTCTTTATTATTTAAAAATAATAACAGAATTATTAGAATTCTTCACCAAAATAATGGATTTGAAGATTCTGGTAAATCCTACGTTACTTTTAAACAGGTTGAGACAGTTGGTGGAATTGATGGAGAATATTTCAATTCCAATCTATTCCAGGTAAGTAACAATGGATTAGAATATTATAATATCACCTCAAACTTAGGTGCTGGATCAACTACGATGGGAGGTGGAAATAAAATTCTAGCTTCTTATAATAGAAAATATGAAAAACTATATCCTCAAATTGGTTATCTATCATTTGCAAATACCCCATTTAATGCCGAAGTAAAAACTACAAATATAGTACCAGTAGATAGCAGAGGAGAAAATTATAATTCATATAGTCAGTCTGCATATGAAACAACTTTTATAAATGAAGAGCAATATTTTACAAATCAAAAAATTATTGCATCGAAATTTAATGAAATTAAAAATGGATCTACATGGTCAGATGCTAAAAAATCTTTAGTTTACAAATTATCATTCAGCACTCCTGTAGATAATCTATCTCCACTGATTGATTTGAGATCTTCTTCAGTTAAGACTATTTCATCTTTTGTTGATAAAGGATACGGATCAGAAACTAGATATGGAAGAAGATACAAGTATCTAAAATTCTATCCAGTATACAAATTCCAAGTTAGCAATTTACCAGCTAATTCACAGGGTCAGGCAATATTACCAACTATAGGTCAAAGTGTAGTTGGAAATACTACCAATACTAGAGGTGATATTATAAAAGTTTCTTCTAATACAATTTATGTAAAAATTAAAAATAGTGGATTGTATCAAGCGGGAGAAGGTTTAACATTTGGAGTGCAAAATCTAGCTGGTGCTTCGGTTTCCGTTAATGGAATAACAGAAGTATTACCAACTTTCACTCCAAATACTAACGTAGAAGTTTATCTACAAGATTTAGTAAATAGATTTGGCACCAAAATTTATGCAAAAATAATTTCATGGGATCCTATTGCTAGAGAATTAAAAGTTTTGGAAGAAAAAGCTCCTATAAATGGAAATTATACAGCTTTTGCTGAAGGTAATACTTATGGAAGATCTTCAGCAAATAACGGAGCAAATCAACAACCAGACATAATTCGTGTTTATGATAAATTATGGCATCAAAATATTGCTCCACAATCTCAAACAGATACTAATGAATCTGTACCTGGATTTATAGAGGTTTCTTCTGTTTCATACAGTCCTGGTATACTTTATATTTCAGATATTAATACTAGAAACACTTCTGCTCTTGCTAAGTATCTCACAAAAGAAATTACCTTAGCAAATGCAGCAACAAGTATTGATGTTAGATTAACTGCTAATTTAGCAAGTCAAGATGATGTTGAAGTTTATTACAAGACTAAAGCAGTAAATTCTCAAAGTGTTTTTGATGATATTGAATGGATTCCATTTAATACATCTGGAGGTCCAGATAATGATGTGGCTCCATCAAATGAATTGGCGATTGCTGGGTTATTTGAAAGTCAATCATCATACAAAGAACACAAATATAGTGTTTCTAATTTAACGGAATTCTCATCATTTGCAGTAAAAATTGTTATGAAGGCATCAAATCCTTGCTATATACCAAAGATTCAAGATGCTAGAATTGTAGCTGCTTTCTGATGAATGATTATTCAAAAGTATATGGTCACGAAGAGTTATATCGTGATAACTCCACTGGTGCCATCATAAATACAGATAAAAACTTATTCGATAATACTAAGAAAGCAAAGTCCGCAACTGGAATAATTAAAGGATTACAACATGATGTGGAAACGCTGAAAAGTGAATTATCGGAAATAAAAAATCTTCTACGAGAAATAGCTGGTAAGTAATGGCACTTAGAAACGTTCCCAAAAGTTATACCTTCGAGCAACAAAGACAAGAGATTAATTCTCTTGCCAATGATGTAGGAGACATTAGCCAACTTGCTAGTGGATTGCCTAATTTAGTTGC